GATGCGGTGTGGCCCAGGTTGATGACGGTCCCCCACCCCGCGGCGACTGGCAGCTACGGGCGGGAGTTCATCCGGTGGGCTGAGCAACGTTCCCTTAGGGATCTGCGGTGGTGGCAAAGGCTGGTCGCGGTTCGTTTGCTCGAGCACGACGCCAACGACCGGCTCGTCTGGGAGACCATGGTGCTGTCGACGGCCCGCCAGGTGGGGAAATCGTGGCTGCTGCGGGAGCTGTGCCTGTGGCGGATCCATCAGGGCGACCGGTTCGGGGAGCCCCAGGACGTTTTGCACACGGGGAAGGATCTGGCGGTCTGCAAGGAGGTGCAAAGACCTGCTCGGGTGTGGGCGAAAGCCCGGAACGCGTACAAGGTGCGGGAGGTGAACGGCCAGGAGGAGATCGAGCTCCTCCAGGATGGCTCCCGGTGGATGCTCCGCGCCAAGGAGGCCGTGTACGGGTACAGCGTGTCGCTGGGGGTGGCTGACGAGGCGTGGAAGGTGCGGGCCTCGAGCATCGAGGAGGGGTTGACGCCGACGATGGCGGAACGGGAGCAGCCGCAGCTGCTGCTGGTGTCGACCGCGCACCGGTTGGCGACGAGTCTGATGCTGGGCCGCCGCCAGGTCGCGCTCGCAGCGCTCGAGGAGGCCGACGGCGACCTGCTGATCGAATGGAGCGCTCCCCAGCACACGCAGCTTGACGACGTGAACGGGTGGCGGCTCGCCAGCCCCCATTGGACGCCGCACCGGGAACGGCTGATCCGGAAGCGGTTGGAGGCGATGCGGGAGGGGGAGGTCGAGGACCCCGAGGAGCCCGACCCCGAGCAGAGCTTCAGAGCGCAATGGTTGAATCAGTGGCCCCGGAAACTGACGGAGCCCGCCGGGGAGACCGAGCCGCTCTTGCCCGTCGGACTGTGGTCGGAGCTCGCCGACCCCGACCTCGAGAGCACCGGCCCCGTCTGGGTCGCGATCGAGGACGACTACGGGCTGGGCGGCGCCGTCGCCGCCTGCTGCAGGCTCCCCGACGGCCGGTTGGAGATCGACGCGTGGGCGTGCCCCGACTGGGACACCGCCGTCCAGGACGTTCAACGGCTGTGCGAGCAGCGGTGGGTGAACGAGCTCCTCGTCGGCGCGACACTGTACGACCGGGTCCCGCAGGACGACTCGATGCCCGTCCCGGTGCCCGCCGGCGGCAAGGAAACCCGGGCGGGGCTCGCCCTGATCCGGGACCTCGCGGTGAACCGGATGGTCGTCCACGACACCAACACCCCCGAGCTGGACACCGCCCTGGAGACGGCGATGGTCAGGGAGTCCCCCACCGGCCTGTATCTCGTCTCGAGGGGCGCGACGCACATCGTCAGGGCGGCGGTGTGGGCGCTCGCGGCGGCGCACCGTTTGGAGTCCATCCCCACCGTGCATTAGCATCCCTCATGCGTGGATGAGCGGTCGATAAGACCCGATCCCGCCACGGTGGGACCGGACGTCGCTGTCCCCGGCGACCCGAATGGTGTCGTCGTCGAACCGTCGACCGCGGGGTGGGATCCGCCGCCGCCGCCGCTCCCGCAACCCTGGTCGGGGTGGCCCGCGGAGTGGGGGATCGCCTGGAACGGCCAGGTGAACCAGCTCACCGACACCGCGTGGATGTGCCTCGACTACAACGCGAGCGTCCTCTCGAGCATGCCCCCGTATCTCGTCGGCGCCAGCCCGAACCTGGACGCCGGCTGGATCGTGAACCCCGACCCGGACGTGTACACGTCGTGGGAGGAGTTCATGAAGCAGCTCTCCTGGGACTACCAGCTGGGGGAGGCGTTCGTGATCACCACCGCCCGGTACGCGACCGGGTGGCCCGCCAGGTTCCATGTGGTGCCGCCGTGGACGGTCGACGTCGACTTCACCAGCGCCGGGATCCGCACGTACCGGATCGGCCAGGTCGACGTCACCGGGGACATGCTCCACATCCGGTACCAGGGGTCGGTGGACGACGCGCACGGGCACGGCCCCCTCGAGGCCGGGTCGGCGCGCGTGATCGCGGACAGGATGCTGACCCAGTACGCGACCGGCCTCGTCACGAACGGCGGCATCCCCTCGAGCGTCCTCACCTCGCCGGCGAGGTTGAACGCTGAGCAGGCCGAGCTGCTGAAACAGCAGTGGCTCCAGGCCCGGCTGTCGGGGATCGGGGAGCCCGCCGTCCTCTCCGGCGGGGTGACGTGGACACCAACCCAGATGAGCCCCACCGACATGGCCCTCACCGACCTGACGGGGCTCACGGAGAACCGGATCGCCTACCTGTTGCAGGTGCCGGCGATGCTGGTCGGGATCCCCTCCGGGCAGGACTCGATGGTGTACAGCACCGCGCTCATGTACTTCCTGCAGCACTGGCGCGGCGGCCTCCGCCCCAAAGCGCAGACCCTGATGGGCGCCCTGTCCGAATGGGCGCTACCGCGCGGCACCCGGGTGGAGCTGAACCGCGACGAGTACGTCGGCGCCGAACCGTTGCAGCGCGCCCAGACCTACCAGATCCTGAACGCGATCAAGGACGAGCAAGGCAACCCGGTGCTGAGCGTCGACGAGATCCGCCGGTCGGAACGGTTCGACAACACCGCACCCACCGACCTCGCACAGGGGGTACTCCGGTGAACAGCCAGATCGAGTGCCGCGCCGCCCAGGTCGCGGACGTCTCCTACCCGAAACGCACCGCCACCGTGATCGTCGCACCCTACGAAACCCCCACCTCGATCTACGAGCGGGGCCGTTCGTTCACGGAGATCGTCAGCCGCGGCGCCTACAGCGGCTGCCAGCGACGCGTGGGGAGCATCAGGGCGAACCGTGACCACGACTGGGCGAAGCTGGTGGGGAAGATCGAGCAGCTCCACCCCGAACGCGACGAGGGGCTGGTCGCGGAGATCCGGATGTTCAAGACACCCGCCGGCGACGAGACACTCGAGCTGTGCGCCGAGGACGGCCTGTCCGCCTCGGCGGGGTTCGCGCTCATGCGCGAGGGGGGCGCCACCGGCCCCGTCAAACACGGCGCCGAAACGTGGTCGCGTGACCGGACCGTCCGCCGGCTGAACGAGCTCTGGCTCGACCATGTCGCGTTCGTCCCCAACCCCGCCTACGAGGCGGCCACCGTCGTCGACGTCCGCCACACCACCGGTACGACGGGGGCACCGAACCTGGAGCGGCTCGAGGTGGAACGGTGGCGGTCGATGCTGGCCGCGATCGACAGCCGGTACATCAAGTAGACTCGCGGGCGAGCCAAGTCCTCCTCACCGGCTAGAGACCGAAACCACAGGGTGGGGCCGGTGTAGACGGGAGCGGCGCTCGAACACACGGGAACCCGTACGTCCCCTGTTCGCGCTACCCGAAATGGAGGAACCCCTCATGGGGGCAACAGACCAGATGCTCGCCCGGTACGTGGCTGAGATCGAGGAGCGGCAGCAGTTCATCGACTCCCTGGTCCAGTCCGCCGACGGCGGCGACCTGTCCGACGAGAAGATGGAGCTCGTCACCGAAGCCCGGAACCGGATCGCCAGGGTCAACGACCTGATGGCGCCGCTCGAGGAGGCGCGCCGCATCAGCGGCGACAGCTCGGAGCGGATCGCGCAGCTCGCCAGGTACATGCAGTCGAAGCCGGACAAGCCGAAGGACGTCGAGTACCGGTCCGCCGGGGCGTACGCGCTCGACATGTGGCGGGCAGGGCTCGGCCAGCAGGAGGCACAGCAGCGGCTCGACATCTACAACCGGGCCGCCGCCCACCAGACCACCGGTGACAACCCCGGCCTGCTCCCCGAGCAGGTGCTGGGGCCGGTCATCAGCTTCGTCGACGCGGCCCGCCCCGTCGTCAGCGCCCTCGGCCCCCGCCAGCTCCCGTCCGGGAACTGGTCGCGGCCGAAGATCACGCAGCACACCAGCGTCGCCGCCCAGTCCGCCGAGAAAACCGAGCTCGTAAGCCAGAAAATGGTGATCGGGTCGCTACCCGTCGCCGCCACCACGCTCGGCGGCTACGTCAACATCTCGAGGCAGAACATCGACTGGACGCA